CATCATGGAAATAGCCCAATCACACATAGCCTTAGAAAAATGCCAGCCATATGCGCTTAAATAAGCTTTCATCCCCGAAGGAAAATCATCGTACATATCTAATCTCATATCTTTACTTTTTAAGAAGGGGCACAATGTCCCCTTCTGATTTAACGTCTGCGTCTGCGGTATTCCCCGGCATACCGTCCGGTTCCTCTCACGCCGCGCCTTTCACCGAAACCTTCTCCACCGCGTCTCCACATATCGCGGAATTCATCGTCGTCGTCATCGTCATCGTCGCGGAATCCCATACCGCCTTCCATTGCTTTTCTCTTGCCTTCCTTGCAACCAAGTTTATAGGCTTCTTCTATCGCTTCCATCAAGTCTTCATCTTCATAAGCATCGAACTCTCTGAAAAGCTCTTCAAGTTTTCTATTTGATCCCATAATTATTATTTTTTAGTTGTTTCCTTAACTCCAAGCTGTTGCATCAATTGCTTGTTTAGCTCCATAAGTTCAGACATGTTCTTGCTCATATCAGACATCTGGGCCTTAAGGGTGTTGATTTCCTGTTCTTGACGTTGCTTTTCTGCAAATTCAGGATTGATCATTGTCAACATCTCATCGCAGGATGCTATCACGCTGAGGTCATAGTCCCGACTGTTAACCCTATCCAATCTTTTTTGTTTTATCATGGATATTTCATTGTTCATCGCATCGCGGGAACATGAGACAACAAGATTCCCGTTTTGCCCAAAGTCGGCTATATCACTACCGGAGGGAAGATTCTGAAACGTCGTGTTCTGACCATTAATATTAGCCACGACATCTACGACCATCTCCATCTGAGGTATCTGCCCCATAGGAGCGGGCATAGGATATTTAGGCTTGGGTGCAGAAACGCTTACCACAGAACCAATCTCTATGAAATGTTTGGCTTCCTTATGAAGAATATACAACTGATTATTTACTCGAAGATTCTGAAACATGATTGTTTGATTTTAAAGGAGTGTGGTTATTGCAATTTTTACAACAACCACAGAACTCCATGTTAATTACTACTTGCTTCGCAAAGAAGCCGTTTCTGCTGTAGGAGCCGGAGTCGTTGTCGGTCTATATCCACCATTAACAAGATACAATTCGTTCGTGTATTTGTTGTAATGGATCTCATAGATACCCGGACCGGCAAGGTTCTCTACTCGCACAGGCACATCGCCGTAAGCCATCAACGGTCTCGTGTCCCCGTTCGTCCCTATCAGAATGGGCAGTGTTGCTGTTGTTCCAGCCGGGATAGCTTCACGGAGATGACATAGAAACCGCCTACATAATCCCGGTTACGAAACGCATGGTTCGGAAGCTCTAATGTCACGTTCTCCGTCCCTACCGTCACAGCCACCGTTGGCAAGGTGTTAAAGTTTGCCCTGCCAAGTGAAGGGAACGGAAAAGGAAATCCTGTAAAAAAGTTAGGCCACATAATTACCTCCTTTCTTACCCGGATCAACCCCAGTAGTTATTGCAACCACATCCGTAACCGCCGCGTCCATAAGCCGCGTCACCGGCATAAGCACCGAAAGCGGCCGCACGATAGGTTTCCGGGTTATACACCTGCAACTGTGGATAAGGAACGGATACCGTTGGAGGCATCTTGCACTTGATACCGTCTACATCACTTTGCAATGCCTGCAAGCCGGCTACCAACGGCGCGATCTGCTGACCGAAGTTGCTCAAGATTGTCGCATTCTGATTACGCTGAGAGATTTCCCCCTCCAAAACTGCAATTCTTGCATCCCTTGCAGCAAGGGCTTCCTGCTGACGGCGTGCCTCTGCGGCATCCATCTTGGCTACAATAGCCTGGAATCCTTCACGGTAAGCGTCCGACAAAGAACGAGTATTCCCTTCCATTGTACGTGTAAGCGTATTCATGTTTTCGCAACTCGCTAAGCGACTTTCATACCCCTGTCGTTCAATCGCAGTCTGCGTTTTGCAGCAACAATCGGCTAATTGAGCAGAGATAGATTGATTGCCCTGCATAATTGCAGTAATGATACTGTTGGTATTCTGTCCCATCTGATTGCCTAAACCGCATATTGCCTGAGATACAGAGTTAATACCAGCAAGGATTTGGTCTGAAGATAAATTCAACGCCTGGGCAAGTGATGCAATGTCCACGCCGTTGCGATTAAGCATTTGCATAATCATGTCTCTTCCTTCATTGGCACCCTGATTGTTGTTTCCTCCAAAACCGAAGTTGCCGTTGCCAAAGATGGCAGCAATCACAATCAACACAATAATGTCCTGAAAACCGCCGTTGTTCCCGAAGAAACCACCGTTACCGCCTCCACCGTTCATTAATCCCATGAGGTAACCTGTGTCAATACCCCTGTTCTGCAAAGACGGAAGGATTGATGCAAGTAAGCCGTTACTCGCTCCACCTGCCCCGTCTTGATTAAATACATAAGTTTTTTCCATTGTATTTTAAATCTTAGTTACGGTCAATATCAACCGCATCGCAAATGTCGCAAAACAGTAATTGTATTGAATGGTAGAATGTTGTAGGCTTGTTGTAAAGTTGTTGTTAAACTGTCTGATTTTTTTACTTGCTCCCTTATCTTTTCTGTATTAGCCTCCTATAAAAACTATGCAATGTTTCTTCATAACAAATATATTATCTTAATTTACAAACACCTTAATGGCATATCAAGCGACTCACGTATATTCCTAACTATAACCTTTAGCAGATAATTTCTGCGTATTCTGTCAGGGTAGATATTTTTCAACTTGTTGATCGATTGCTGCGTAAATCCGGTAAATGACGATATTTGAGATTCACTGAATTTATATTCAGATAGTATAACAACCATGATACCGCGTGAATCAACAATATCACTTCGTTTACACTTTGACAGTATCAGGTCTTTCGGATACTTCTGTCTCTTTAGAGACAATTCTTAATATTTTGGCAAAGATTTCAGATTTACACATAATGTTTGAATTTTAGTTATATCTTTGCCTTCGCTACATAAAACTTATCGCACATAATGCAACAAAAGCATAGACATTCATGTTGAAGATATTAAGTCCCCAACGTGCGAGTGTCTATGCTTGTGTATCAGTTTTATGTAGCAGTTAAACGTGATACGTTGGGGGCTTTTATTTTACTTCCCAGCCCCATAGGAAGAGACTATGAAGAAAAGTCTGCTTACCAAATTCTATAATATAGGCCTACTCCTATATACGGAGAAAAGCCATTCTTGCCTATTCCATATCCACCTATTACCCCTAATCCCCAGCGACGGTCTTTCTGGTGTACAATCTCTCGTTTATGATAAATTATCATCGAATCGAGATTGGGTCTATAACCGCTAACTACCGCCCTATACAAATCTGTCTCATAAACCTTTCTCTGGATTGGTAACGGGATATAAATCGTGTCAAGTACCTTTACCGTGTCACCCTTCTGATAAACGAAAATCGGGTAAGGTAGCTCGATTTCCTCTACATCAAGAATGTAAGAAGGTTCGGGAACAGGCTTGTTGATCGTGTCTGTTTCCTTGACTACCTCTATTTGCTTTTCTACCGAATACCTTCCGGCAAAGAAACAAGCAAAACAAAGAGCTAAAACAGATATGGCATACCAGGCTTTCATTTCTTGATGATGATCTGTTTTCTTTGTTCTCCTTCTAGCTTTAGCGAAACATGAAGGAAGTTATTTTTACGGTATAGGATGGCCTGATCGAACGTCAAACCGGAATCTTCCAATACTTCCAATAAATCACCGGCCTTTCCATCAATACTCAAATCGGCTGCTTCCCCTTTTTGATGTTGAGATGTAGGGACACCCCCCACTGCCGCATTCAACTCTGGGCATCTGTAGCCTGAATTAATGGAGATAGGCTTGCCGATAGCATCCCGTAATGGTTGTAGCAATTTTGCACACAGATTGGTGATAGCCAGTTTCTCACGCGATCCCGGATCATTCTTTATTCCTTTTGCAATAGCAGTATCGCTATGCATAAATTCTTCCAATGTAAAATTCTCTGTTATATTCATTTCCTATCCTCCTTTTTCTTTACTGATTTCATATATTCTTCAAGATAATTTACTTTACTTAGAAACTTAACCGATCCAACCCAATACAAAAAGGCTATAACTTTATTGTCTGGATATACCGTGTGCATGTTTTTCAGTATATTCAGACCATAACAATACACTACTACCCACGTTATCCAACTGACAAAGGCTTTTGTACTGTCTTTATCCTGCTCCATCATTATACCAATCCAAAAAGCAATAAGCAGGATCAAAAGGTAAATCAGAAGATAGATTATCGTCCTAAAAAATTTACTTTTCCTAAAACGCAAATCATCGGCTGCCAGCCCCCAGAACATATCTATGGTAGCCATTACAGGTATTACTATAAGAAAATGCTCGATAGGTGCGAAAAAATCTAACATTGAAGCAATTACCGCAATAGAAACAGCCTGTACCCAGCCGGTAAAATCTTGTATATATGGAATTAATCTTTGCATAATATCACATATTGAATAACACGGTAAAATAAGTGGATAATAAGGCAGCTATCTCAATCCAGAACATCGGCTTGCTCTGGTAGAACTTATACCAAAATGTGCCCTCTTTTTCTTTGGCAATGCTTAATGCAGTATACCCTACATAGGAAAGCCATACTAACAACATTGGCCAGAGGTTCAATGCCACCCAAAGTTGCGATCCGGCAATACAGATGATTGCTCCAGCAGAATGCATCTTGCTCTCATAATCATCTTTGAAATTGGGAGCTGAACCAACAAAGAACATGCCAGCACAGGACAGAAATGCAACCCATTCCGTGTTTGGTTTACTTACCTCCAATATTGCAGGCATCAATAAACCGGCAGTCAGCCACATTGTTGCCATAAACCACAATTTATGCTCCAGGTAGTAATAGGTTGCACTTATGGAATAAGGTACACCCTTAGTCTTTACACACACGGCAGCCGTGTAGGCCGCAATAACAAGCATTGAAATAATCGTCAAAATAGTTATCATACCAATCTTGCATTTATGTTAATCAATTCTTTCAAATGGGCATATACCGGATTAATCGTACCATAAAAGCAGTAATATTTCTTCCTTACGCCGTCTTCCATTTCCGTATAATACTTTCCCTGTTCAAGCGTCATGCCTGGCGCATAGAGTTTGGGATCGTATTCCGTGCCTTTGTGATTTTCGTCCATGCGCTCATAAAGGGCAGCCGTATCTACCGAAGGAGGATATATTTCGAGAACCGGATTTATCGGTTGCCGGACTTTCCATAACCAGTCATCGTTAATTACCCGGTTGCCGGTTTCCAACTTCCCGTTAATAAATTCTTTCCATTCCGCATGTGCGTATTTGGCACCAATCGCTTCATCATTCGTCAGTGACATTGCAGACACAGATTTACGGGTGATACGGGATAGTTGCTTCTCTGAATCGTGCGTTTCCGTGTATTTTACGGCTTCCTGTAATTCGGCTGTTGTTCTATGGATTACATCGGGGTAGCCCGTCACCTCAATCGCTTCTACATCTTCCACTGTCTCGGCAGCTTCAATATCAGAGAGTAACTTTTCTGATAGACCTATACAGATATCATTATAGTCTGCCATCTCATTGAGAGCTTCCAATAACAGAGATGATTTATACGAATTCCCGTTTACTTCAACCGTATCTTTTCGGGCACACTGGTCTTTTAGAGACAAACGGTCGTATGTATATACATCGTTGTCCTCTATGTAATAGTGCCGGTAGTCGGTGTTGTAGACTTCCTGACGCTTCAAGTCTTTTGCAGTTTGAAGTTTTTCTTCCGGTGTCGGTTCGGGAATGGGTGTCAATTGCATATTGAACACTTCTTCTACGGATGCACCTTCGTTTGCCTCTTTAAAGGCAATCTGTTCCTCTGTCAGCAAAACGTACTTTCCTGCAACATAATCCTCCCATGTCGTGCCGATATCGTAGTTATTGCCATCAAGTTTTTCTGACATTGCAACATAAAATTTTGCTGCGTCTTTCTGTATATATAAATAGTTCGCTTTCATTTTAATTATGATAATATAAACAAATTATACCCTGTCCTCCTTTTCCTCCTTTACGTGACAGACCACCACCTCCTCCGCCACCAGCTCCAATGCCACCATTTCCGCCATTCGTAGGATTGCTTGACCCTGAATTTCCACCATTTCCACCTGATTCAAGACCTGCCGCCCCACCACCTGCTCCAGATCCATCCGAACCAGATCCGTTCGAGCCTTTCCCCGAAGTTCCACCTCCTCCAAATAGGCCAATAGGAATAAGTACATTGTTATATTTATATCCTGTACCACCTTGATAAGATTGACTATTTCCACCTTTATAACCGCCCATACCATCTGCATTACTTACACTGTTTCCACCAGTCATTCCTGACGATGAATTTCCATTACCCGACATAGATGCGCCTGAACCACCAGCATAACCGTAAGAACCATTCCAATAACCAGGAGAGCCTCCACCATTATTACAAATCGCGATATCGGAAGATGGGTTTTCTACCAACTTTGATAGAATGGTATATATACTGTTTGGTATTTTAGAGCCATTACCAAGCCCTCCTGTTCCATTACTATTACCTCTTTGCCCTCCAGCACAGATTATCGTATCCCCGTTTATTTCAAGAGTTGTACTATCCCCATCAGTTTGTGCATTTACAGGCTTTGCAATTTTACAAGTCAAAGTTTTCGGTAGCAAAGAGATTTTTATATTACGAGCAAATGCTATTGTTCCAGAAGCTCCACCGCCACCACTGTTTGTGCCACCTCCGCCGCCACCTCCAACGATTAGCAAATCCACAAACTTATAA